GTAGATCGCACGCAATGGCCCGGATTTGCCTTGTCTGCCTAGCTCGGTTACAGCGCCCATGTCCGTTGCGCGGAAGCTCAACCCCTGCTGCCTAAAATACTGGCGCCAACCTTTGCCATCATTCGCAGAATGCAACAAGGCTGTGTACCTATAAACTTGGTTGCGCCCGCCCGTCAGCGTCCACCCACGCGAAGAGTCCACCAGCAACACAGTATTGAGCACGCCGGCCCAATGCGGTTCGCATTGCCAATTCTCTCTAAGCCAAGTGTCACGTTTGCGCGAGTCAGCATCGTAATCTGGACACTCTGTCTCTTCGCGCTTGAGCCACCTAAGCACTGAACCAAAGATTTTGTCTGAATCTTGCGAAAATCTAGGCTGTTTGCTGTAGGTCTTTTGTGCGCGCTCGACTGCCTCTTCTGCGCGCTCTATGGCTTCGATTTGGTGTTTGTCCATTTTCTTATTCTCTCTACTAGCCAACAAAGCAAGCGCAATACAATCGCAATGCCTGCCACGATTGCCAATCCCGGCCAATCATCGTGGCCAATAACCCGCGCCAAGATTGCAGATGGTAGTATGCAGACGATGCAATTGTTCAAGAGGCGCCTCACGATGGTTTGCCCTTCAATGCCTGCTGAACCTGTGCCAACTGCGCTGCCTTCTGCGCCTGCGCCATCTCGGCCCTGGCCATTTGCTGCTGTATGAGGCGGTCGCCCATCAACTGAAGTCGCCTAGATGCTGCGTGCAACTGGCCCGGACTGACCGCATAGCATTTAACAGCCTGTGGCTCTGCACTGCCCGGATGGGCGAATTCTATGACTATTTGGCTCTCTGGTTTTTGCTGTTCCTGCTCTTCTGGTTGCGCCTTTTGCTCGCTCATCTCCCCTCCACTGTAATACGCTTCCTCAAAGGTGGTCTTACTTCCTCGCCTTCCGCTGTGACGTGCGCCCTCTCATCTTCGGAAGTCGAGCCCGACCACCAACCCGTCCAACCCTTCTCCTTCGCTGCGTAAATCGCCAATGCCCACGCCCAAAACTTGTCCGCGTGATGCTTCTCGTTGCGCTCTGTGTCAAACCGGTTGTGCTTTGCTGGCGTCACCATCTTCTTGATGCTGTGAATCTGGTACGCTATGTCGCGGTCAAGAGGCAATGGCGTGTTGCCCCTTTCTGCCTGGATTCGCGCCTCTACCGCCAGCAGTTCTTTAGTTTGGCTTGTAAAGTCTACACCGTGCGCGCGCCCCGTTCGCTCTAAATTCTCTGCCAATTGCGCGCCAATCCCGTTTTGGTCAATCAAGGTCATCGTGAATGGCAGTTCATTTAGGATGACCCAAAAACACGCTTGCTGGTCGTCAAACTCTACACGATCAAGACTTACTGAAAAACGCACTGGCAGTTGGTCGGTTGTGGATTTGCCCAGCGCCATGAACTCAGTGAGGTCGCGCTTGCGCCCCACGTCCAACCCGCCGACCAATGCCCCCTCAATTTTGCCGGCCCTGATTGCTGCTTGAATCTTGGCAACCATCTGCAAGGCTTCATCCGTACTGCGTGCGTGCCACCATTGCAGGCCCTCGTCTTGGTTCTTCTTGATGACCTTCCAAGGGATCCACGCTATTGCCTCATCAACCCACGCGCATTCGTACTCCTGCCGGAAGTCCTCAAGGAACATATTCGCGTAGATTTGCCTAAGTGCCTCTGTGCCAAATTCTGCTACTCGCTCAGCAGTCGCCATCTCTGGCGCAATCTGGCGCGCCGTTGCAACATCGTGGCAAAGAGCCTTGACGTGCCACCAAGGAATGAACCGCCGCCAGCCTTCGTAGCCCGGATACTGGCGCATGCTCTCTGTCATAATCTCCCAGAAGAGCCCGGAGGCGCCCAATGGCGAAGAGCCTATGCGCATGTAGCCATCACCCTTGACAGTCGCTGGCAAAGCGCCAGTGTAAATCTCTCTGTCGAGCCCCTCTCTGTAGTGCGCCATCTCATCAAGGTAAATGCGTGCCCGGCCCTTCCCGCGAGGCGGCCTGCAGGGATGACTTATGAACCGTGAACCATTGGCAAACTCAACTTCTGTGACACTGGCCCTCACCATCTCTGGCCTTGCCGGTTGGTCAATTGCCTCAACTATGCTCTTGACATAGCGGATTTTCTCTTTGGCTTCATCAAGGTTAATGGACACGAACACGTGTGGCGTGCCTGGATTGACAATGCCATCCGTCACCGCGTCGAGCGCTGCGGTAAAGGACCACGCAATCTGGCGTGCCTTCGTGTCTATGCCAAACCGTGTAGAGTTGTTAAGGTACTGTAATTGAAAGGGTTCCCAAGTTGCGCCTTCGACTTGGGCTGCCTTCGGTAAGTCTACAAACTCTGCTGCGAATTGTGCTTTGAGGGTCTTTAGGTTCACTCAATCTCTTTAGCTTCCTCTAGCCGCCCCTGGCGCTTGCGTTTCCATTCCTTGATGTCAAAGAGAGAATGGCCGCCACTTGTAACGTCCATTTTCTGCTGCGGCCTGCCCGCAGTCCGGTCAAGCACATCTTGCGCTGCCCGCTGCGCTATGCTCTCATGTTCGCTTTCTAGCTGCTCTGTGATGGTGCGCGCTGCCTTTTCCGCATTCTCAATCAGCACCATCTCGGCGGCCAGCAGCCGGTTGCGCTTTAGCTTCTGTGCATACTCATTGAGTTTGTCTTGTGTCTCTTTGGGCCAACTGTAAAAGGTAGATTCGGGCATGCCAGCATTCTTGAGCGCTTGGCGATTCGAGGTCGCCTTGCTGCGCTCGAAGACGTAGGCCAATTGGGCGTCTTCCAGTTGCTCCAAGATTGCACGTAATTGCTGCATCTGACTCTAAAAATACTCCAAAGTGCTACAAAAATGCGCGATTTGACTATGGGAACACTTCGTCGGAACCAACCTTCTCACACGTTTCCTGGCACCGTTCGTCAAAGTCCAGTGGAATGTCCCACCAAAATGAAGAGCAAAACTCTCTTATGAGGTTGAGCAAATTGCGTATGAACTCTAGCATCTAGGCACCACACAGAAGGCCAGGGGCAGGTGAGCAAAGGAGGTGGGAACTCTGCCTGCCCCTGGCCAGAAGAAGGAGGAAGCCTTCATGGCATTACCTCAACCGCCATCTCTGGCGACTTGAAATACTGCAATTTGTACTCTCTAGGCCACAATGCCAATGTCGGTATGCCCAAGATTCCGCCTCCTCCAAAATTGCGCATGCTATAAGGCTCTGGGCCAGTCTTGAAAGTGCCGGTTACAATGAAATGCTGCCTTGGCTTGAGCGGGCGTGCCTCTGCGTAAAATACGCGATCCATATGGAAAGGCGTATGCGTGTGCGCAGTGCAGTACACGTCTGCAATGGGATAGATGTCGCGCATCATACGCAAGGCGGGTTGCAAATCGTGGTAAATTGAGTGCCCTTTGTATTTGTGCGCCAGCACAATTTCATATTCTGCAAAGGGTCCGCCCTCTGGCCCCACTTCGACTGTTAAGATTCCCCACGTCCTAAAATATGGAATGTCATCGCGCCACACTAGGCCAATGTCGCCAAGATGTCGCTCCAGGCGCTCATCAGTGTGATTGTCCCCGCAAATGCTCGTGCATCTGGGCAGCATCTCGTCAAGCCACTGCCTAAATAACTCGATTTGTAGCCAAGGTGCCAGCACTTGATTGAGCACTGCGTCCGCGCTTCGGAACCAGGCAAAGGCAGTCTCTAGGTCTGGCCCGACGACGCTGGTGTAAAATCTGTTGTCGCCAAGTAGCAAATCAGTGGTGGCTACAAACGCCTGGTACTGAGCGTACGGGCTGCCAAGATGTAAGTCTGCAATGAAGGACAGGAAAATTGGCTTGTCGGTGATAATGCGCCTTGTTGCCCGGTTGAAAACTGGCCTATAGGACTGCTGGATTTCTGCACCACGTCGCGCGTGCTCTACCAGTTCGCGCCAGTCGGGTTGCGCATCTAGGCGGTCAAGATGTTCGCGCCAACGCTCTAGGCGCGTAGGTTCTTCTTGTTCAGGTTCAACTTCGTCTCTCTTGCCTCGATTGGTGTGCCATCTGCGCCATCGGGACCGCGCCGCCTCACTGCTCAGATCCAACTCATTGCCAATCTCAGGCCACGATAGCCCTTGCTGGCGCAGATTTGAAATGTCTTTGCCTGTAGCGGTCATAGAGTTACTCGGACCGCCCTACCTAAACAGTGCCCCAATGTCAAAGTTGCCCAGCGCCGCAACCAACGACGCCGCCCCTGTCCACCAACGCTGCTCTTTGCGCAACTGCTCAATTTCTTCACAAGCCTTGTCCGCCTTGGCTTTTGCACTCTCCATCCGCGCCAAAGTTAGCTCAATCTTGTCAAGGCGCTGGCTATGCTCTTTGCGCAAGCGTTCGTGTCTCTCGCCACGCGCTAGGTCTTCCTCGCGGTAGGCCCGAACCTCGCGGGTCAATGCCTGCATCTGCGCAGACAGAACCGCAACATCCTTGCGCGTCTCGTGGTTGACAGGGGCGACGTCGTCTGCCATGATTGCCTACTGCACTACTGGCGCCGGCTCAGGCCGTCTTCAAGCGCTGTGCCCAAGATGTACGCCACGATGGTTACGACTGCCTCGGTGAGCAGGGTGGCATCAATCCCGGCCCGCGGGCCAAGGAAAATGAATGCCAGTGCCACCATAGCGGCCCAAAATTTGCGCAATTTGAGAACATCAAGAAGCTTGTCCACTTTTACCTCCTAGGTAAAAAAGTCCCATCCCTCACCCCTCCCACACCACCCCTGCCACCCAACAAAAAAGCCTACCGCAAGGGTAGGCCTCGCACACATAAATTGATTCTGCCCCTGCGCTTACAGTATAACACAGAGTACTTGCATAGAATGCAAGTCAATTGCTAAAATTTGAGGTTTTTTGAGGTTGGGGCAAGAAAAAAGCCCCACTTGCTCAGTGGGGCTCTTCTGCGCGCCGCGCGGGTAGCGCTGTGCCCGCCGCCGGTGCTGGGGGCGGAGGCCTATCGCCCATATTCCGTCGTCAGCATCTTCTCCAACTCAAGGTCGCCCTTCTTTGGACGCTGGTGTCCTTGCTGCCAGCATCCGTTCATGGCGGTCTGGAACTGCACGCCACAACTACACTTCACTGTGATACCATGAGCACCGCAGTTGTGCTTCTCCTCCATAACCGTCACCTCGTGGCTATCGCGAGGGCCACCAACGACTGTAGCCGTCCATTGACCGTAGTCGTCGAGCTTGCCGAAGTCCGCACTGCGGCCTTCGATATTAACCAACCTTTTTTTATCCATCGTTTTCTCCTTTTCAATACCTGTACCTGTCACCGTTGCCGCCCCACCTGCGCCGTCTGGCGCTTGCCCCAGCCCTCCAGTAGTGGCGGCTGTGCTGGGATTGCGTGCTGGTGAGCCAGGCACGCTCTGGCGGGGGCGAGTTATCCTACTCGGCACTCAACAGTGCCGTTGCCGCCGACCAATGTGAACTGGAATGGTTCGCCGATCTGATGATGAGCCTCCATCAACGAAACGCCATCCCCGCCATCCAGGGAACCTACTCGGATCCTACCTGGCCCAATCGCACCAAATTGGGCTTTGATAGCTTGCTCAAATGGGTAGCTCTCCCAGTCGCTCCGGCCTTTGCACTCAAATTCATTTGCTGTAAACATCGTCTCATCCTTTCTCCCGCTACTCGCGGGACTCTCTGGGCCGCAGCCGCCCGGCGCTGATGGCGCGGGTTGTTGCGGCTAGTCCAACCGCTCCATGATGTCGTCGACTTCCTCTAGCCACCCAGCCGGGATGTCAAGCCAGTAGTCCCGGTACTGTTCTGGATTTGCTGGCACTCCAGCACCCCAAGAACCGGATACGGGCTCCACCTCGACCGATCCGTCCTTGAGAATAAACACGTTCACATTGCCAGTGTATGGCTTCGCTTCCTTCTTGATTCGAGCTGCTGTCCGCATGTTCATCTCTTCCTCCTCTAGCTCCTGGTGAACGTGTTGCCGTCCACGCAGTAGAGCTTGCGATGGCTCTCTGCGTAGAGGCGGTAGCCAATTCCGTTGACTCCATCTTGCTCCCAATCCCACACGGTTGCTCCTGCACCGTGCCCCTGGGCCACTACCGCGGCCTGGCGTGCCAGCTTCGGCGTGAGCTTGGCGTCGGGGAGAACACCGTCCAACTGCACGATGTCGGTCTGTTGGCTAGGTTTCTGTCCAATGGTAACGTGAAGTTCTTTCATTAGAAACTCTCCTCCCGGCGGTCCCGAGCCAAGTTGGCCTCGGTACTGGCGCGGTTCCGCTCTACACGTTCGCGTTGCT